TGTTTCCTAGAGCGGTTGCGTTTCCTAAAGAAAGACCAGAAGCACTGGTACTTGGTTGAACTTCGCTGTCTTCAGTACTTGCTGTATAAACAAGTCTAGATACTGAATAATTACTGGTGACACCGTTTAAAGTAACGGTGACAGCACCTCCGGTACTAAATGCCGTAATCTCTAGCTCTAATACTAATTTACGGTATCCACCAGGAATGCTAGAAAAGGTGTCTGTTACCGTAGAACCAGACGCAGATATAGTTTTAACAGAGCCGCCATCTATAGCTGGAACATAGCCAACTCCCATAAGCCCGCGCTCTACGTTAGCTATTCTTTCTTTTACGGTAGAGAAGGTAGTGCTTATTGGGCTTGAGTTAAAACTCGTTGCGCTGCTTATCCTAGTAGACGCATTTAATACAGATATGACTGGAGAAGTTCCAACGGTAGATTGAACCGCTAATACTTCAGCCTGTAGGTCATTAGGATGAGCCGCAACCACTGAGTCTACGTTATCGACTTTTGTAGTAAAGCTAGGTAGGGATGATGGGTACGATGCTGGCATTTGTTTCTCCTTAAACTATTCCGCCACTAGGGACAATTTGTACAGTTCCAAGCGTTGGAACCTCATTTACATCACAACTTATTGACTCTACGGTAAGTACTCTCACGTAGTTCCCCGCTCCAATTCCAGTACTAGTTGCGGTTTGAGTGGCACCGGTATTTGAAAAACTAATGAAGTCAGAGCCGGCAGCAGTAACTACCACAGTGTTTAGATTTGAAGTATTGATTGTAGGGTTAACATCAAATACTTGAATTTTTGAGCTTATCAACGAGTTTGCGTTCACAGAAAAGTCTACTGAACCGGGAGCATTCCTATAGAGAACTAGCTTTACAACATTCGATGCGGAACGTTCCCAAGTATTTACGCTAAATATCTTTTCATTTTTAGCTTTTCTAAGGCCCACAACCTCACAGCTTTGCACTCCCGGCAAAGAGCGAAGCACGCTGCTTATTTGGTCTGAAGTCACTTTTTCAGCAAAAAATGAATTGTCTAGTGAAAACATATTTGCCAGTTCTGCGTTAATCTGAGATGTCACAGTTTCTTGCTTATATTGCGGCATAACATTTACTAATAAATCCACGTTAATTTTTGAGTAAATTCCAGCCTGGATGTTTAATGTAACATTAGGGGCTGTTTTATCAGAAAAGAAAGACAAAATTTTGGTCTGTAGGTCAACAAAAAATGTACTTAATCCTGTGGCGACAACCGCGGTACCGCCGCTAGAAAATGTACCAGTAGCGGATGAAGCTATTGTAAATGATGTGCCAGCTCTAGCTGTTATTACAGCATCAACTACGTTATAGCTATTTGGAACCATACCGGTAATTGTCACGTAGTCTCCAACAGCAAAATTAGTATTAGTAGCTGTGTAGGTAATACCGCCCGTACCTGCTCCTCCACCTGTTGCGGTTATTGCAACTCCCGTTATGCTTGCAGTTTCGTATACAAATCCCGTAGAGCCAAATGGGGCAGTGTATATATTAACGCTATTTGTAACAGACGCATCTGCTGCAGCCTTTGAAACACCGGGAACCTGTAAAGTTAAATACGCATAGTCTTTTAACGATACCGCTCTATTTAATGCTTTAAACACCCTAGGCGCGTTGATTCTAATAGAATCATTTGATTCTTCATCCGAGCCGCCGTAAGCATCCTCTGGGTTAGTTACAGTGACACCGACAAATGAGCTATCGATAAATTTCTCTAAGGTATAAGCCGGGACATTTCCGCTAGCTCCTTTACCTACTCTATAAATAGCCTTTATAGATTGAGACGCTAAAGGAACCTTTCCTCCAATACCGTCTCCAAAAATTACGTAGGTATATCCTTCGGAGTTAGTCGCTGTAGTAAAGACGGCATCAAACACAGTGTTGTCTATTAAAGAAGGGCTGTAGGTGTAAGGTACATCATTCACAAACACCTGTATGCTGTCTATAATTACCGGTTGTTCCGCTAATTTAAATGCTTGATTAGATGAGCCGGTTGAATATCCTAAAACTTCTTCAGCGCCTACAGCGCCTACGGTAATGCCTTGAGTAGCAGTGACTTGAATTTGCCCAGGAGCAGCGTTAGTTCCAGCAGGTACTACCACCTGAGAATTTGTTTCAAAAACAATTTGATTTACCAAACCGTTCACAACTGAGGCAGAAGCCACTTTTGTTTTGGCTGGAATTGTTACGGTATTTCCAGTCACATTAGAAAATAAAAGGGTAGCGCTAGCTGCACTGGTTGTAGCCGGAGTGTAGCCAAGTAAAGCAGCAATCTGCAAAAGACTTTCTCTTTGGCTAGCCGTGGCTAAAAAGCCCTCGTTTGCCATTCTATCAATGTAGAAATTTAAAATATCTCCGAGGTACGCAAAAAGCTCAATCAGAGTAACTCCCATATCTGCCGGGTCACTACTGGTCCATTCAGGATTCAGCTGCTTGGCTAACGCTAACATATCATTAAGCAACGATACGTAATCTCTAGACGTATAGTCTACTTGCGGTACATAATTAACTACGTTTGACATTTTTAGTTTCCAATCACTTCGCCGGTTCTATTGAACACTTCGGTATTAATTTTAACAAAATCTTTTTCTCCAGATGGCAGAGCATACAAAACAATAAACTCGTAAACTCCAGTTCTAGGGTCATATTTAGGGGTTACTTCTAAAAGCCTTAGTTCTTTTAGCCATAAAGAAAACCCGGACTTTATAGAGTCATTTGCCAGCTCCAGCGCAGAATCCTGAGTTTCAAAAACAACCTTATGCAGATTTGTTCCGAAGTTAGGTCTCATAACTCTTTCACCTTGGCGGGTAGTCAAAACTGCAAACACCCTTTGCCTATATATTTGGTTTAAATCAGTAGTAGATGCAATTGGACCAGGTATTCTTTGAGAGCTGTCTAGTTTTTGATAGTCGCTTTTAAATGTAAATGGTGTAACAATTGTTAAGTTGGACATTAAATTGCTCCTAACCAAAGTGGAAAATTGGGGTCTCCGCCCTCAAACATAACCCAACAGCCGGTTCCAATTTGAGGTTTAGCGGTTCCAATCATATTTACTGACATAATTACTGAGGGGATATCCGGCCTTGTCGGGTTACTTAATCCAGTATACGCGGCTAAAGAGACTGTTGTGTGGTCAGCTCTCCACGCAATTTCTATGTAGTCATTAGCGTTTAAATCTATGATAAATGGAATTGTAATTACAAGTTCGTTTGGGTTTCCTTGGAGAGTAACACGGCTGGTTGTTCTTGGTACGTCAACACCGTTTACTCTAAGCCATACGTCAGCCTGAACTGAGCTTGAAGTGCTGTTAGAAAACTGCGGAGAGTATAATACTTGATAGTCCCCTGTTTTAGGCACATATATACGGCTAGCAGTAGGCCCTAAAAACATTCCACCACCGCTATCTTCGGTTGTGTCAAACGTGACTACATATGCAGTAGTAGTAGACGCTACAGTTTGAGACGTAGTTCTAGTAAACACTCCGTAAGGAACATTTAAAGCGGGATTAAATGTATTACCCATAGACCAAGCCCAGTCTGTAACTTCTTCCCCAAATAACTGTGGCACTTGAAGTTTTACTCTTCCATATTGTTTAGGGTCACTAGTGTCTACAATAATTCCTCTATAAACTCCCTGATACTCATTAGAATAACGCATTTGCACGCACCTTAGAATAACTGGATAAATAGTTTGTGTTATAAGTTCTATTTAACAAAAGGTTACCATGGGTTGACTGCCAGGCAGTATTTGCCGCGGAAATCCCGCTAATATTTGGTCTGTTAACTCTATCAACTAAAGATAAGGAGGTTGTAGGCTTAACCACAATTCCCGGGGATTTTAAAATAGTTTTTGGAGTAATTCTTATATTTCTTGAGTTACTTACGATACGTCTAATTGGTTTTGATAAAGGAGTCTTTAGCTGTTCATTTGCAGCGATAGTTCCTAAAGAGTCTGTTCCAACGAAAATTTTACAGGAGTAGGTTTGAGTATTTTTACTTTCTTCAATAATTTCATGCTCAACGCCAAGGATTGTCCAAAACCCAGTGTAATCCTTTCCTATGTTGTTTAGGTACACTGGCATCGCTGGTCTAAGCGTTGCGCTTCCGTACACCTCAACGTCAGCTACGTACGGGAATTGACTTTTATTTAAAGCGGCTACCGCTTCAAATCTAGCAGTCTCATAATTGTTAGCTACTACGTGAGTTTCGTGGGAATCAAAAAATTCTTGATTTGACCTAGTTCTGGTTATAGGACCTCTACTTTGAGAGGTATACCCAAATAGCTCATTAGTTAGTGGGTTAACTCCAAATACAGAAGTTGCTGATTTATCGGCAAGAGAGTAGCTTAATGTCTCGCTTATTTTAGACCTAAAACTATAGATAGGGTTTAATGGCTTAAATCCACCGTCCGCTTTACTAAACTTCATAGCCTCTTGCTTAAGTTCTTCAAAATCGAACAGAAGAGGGTGAAAGTGTATTTCTGTATTTTCTGCGCGTAACGCATACCCACACTGATGAGCTAGACGAACCATTAATTCCCAGTCAGTCATACCAGCCTGGGCAATTTGAGGATATATACGTGGGTGAGGAACAGCTTTGTACGCAAACTTATATTTGTTAGCTATTTCTGCTATAACTTGGTCAGCCGAAACGTTTTTATATATCTTACGGCTTGCCTGTCTCATAACGTAAGACGCCCCAATAAACCCTATTACAGTAAAGTTTTTTTGCGCCTCTTGCACAGTTTCTATGTCATGGACATAGCCGTAAAACTCTTTCTTCTGAATAGTGAGTTTAATTAAACTACCGGGCTTTATTTCCCTAGGCTTAAAGTCCCAATCCCTTAGATATATTTTTCCATAGTCGTGTTCGTATAGTCGTTGCCTTACGGTAGCACTATAGACAGCCCGTGGCTGTACTTTAGACATTGGAAAGTTTACACCTATAAAGTTAAACACGAGGTATCCTTAGTTTTGCACCCACTGGTACCGATGTAAAATCTTTTATTTCCGGGTTTACTTCAGCAATTGCCCACCAGTTTTCAGGGTAGGTTAGGAATCTACTTGCAAGTTCGTCTATTCTATCGCCATCCTGCCAGCGGTACTCAAAGTACTTTAATTTTCCAATATCATTGAACTCGTAAAAAACTACTGGTACTGGGCCTATGTTTGTTCTGTAGGTTATAAAATCTACTACAGACGTTTCGTACCTTGAACCTAAATAGATAGTCATTAATCCTCCCCTTCAGCCTGAGCTTTAGCCCAGTCGCTAGTGACACCAGCGGTAGCCAGAACATTTAGAGAAATGCTTAAATCAGTTCTAATTGGGGTCATGTTTGAGGTAAATCCAATATGCGTTACAGACATATTAGTGACGTAACCCTGATACGAAAGAGGGCCAATGTCTACGTTTAACAGGGTTGGCTGTAAGAAACCAATGTCAAGTTTCTCTTGAATGCTTTTTCTTGCAGCAGCAAACTTGTTTCCAGCAGCCGCTCCCACCCCAACTCCAAAAGAACTTTTTAGGTAATACTTAATAAATCTGTCTACCTCTGACGTCTGGATATAATCTAATGATTGCTTTCCGGAATTAGTAGAGTCATAATAGTTTGCGCTTTGACCGTCTGGTCTTTTAAATAAATTAGCGGCACAGGCAAAATCATTTGTTCTGTCCAATCGAATCACAAATGTAATTTGTTGAGTTGCAGGGAATGCACCAACCATGCCCAAAAGTCTATCCGCCGCGTTTGGTGTGGCGTCCATTTGAACAGCCACTGAGGTGTTAAATGTCTCAGGGTTCCAAAGAAATTGAAATCCGTATTGCCTATTTTCGTTACTTATAGTGGACTCTACATCCTCACCTTCTCCATTGAAGGTAACCATTTTTAATGTATTGTCGGACTGCTTCCACCAAATTCTACCGCGTCTGTATTTGTCAGACTGTGTGCCAACAAAACCGGATGGGGTACTCTGCGGGTCGTTTGTGGCGAAGTAAGGCAAACTCCAGGCGTGGGGTGGAAGGTTCCACTCATAATCCCCAGGGTCTGCTGTTTTTACTGGAACAAACTTGCCATCTTTCTTCTCAGTAATCTGTATTCCAGGAGACCGATATTTAGATATAAAATATCCGCCTCCCCTACCTTGAACATCTATAGTAGTAGACTGATTTGGGTTTTCAGGGTTTTTTAGGTGAACCCCGCCTTTTATAAACGTATACTTTTTATCTATATCCCTAGTTCCTAAATCTAATAGTAGTGTGACCGGACCGGACGGGCCTTCAGATACAAGCAAGCCATACTTCTTGCCCGAAAAATCCGATTTTAAACTATTAAATACATTGATATCTGTTGCAGTAAATTCTTTTATCGGCTTTAAATCAGTGGTAGAGGCATACGCAATGTTTTCCGAATTAGAGCCGTTACCCCCAAAAGACCTAATTACAGGAGAGCTATCAGGATTTCCAAGCATTATCTACCTACCGTTCTTTTTAGTTGCTCTTCATCATTAAGTACGCGTTTGATTTCTCTAGCAAGCTGTCTTTCATCCATGGCCGAGCCTTTAGGAATATTTATGTTTACAGTAACCCCACCGTAGCTTACTGAGGATGACATGTTTGATAGCGGGACATCTCCACCGCCCACACCTTTAAACAACGAAGTTTTATTTTTCGTACCTTTAAATAATCCGATACTGTTTCTAAACTCATTTTCAGAATCCTGTTCTGAACTGTCATTAGATGCAGTTTTAACTTTAGTTGACCCTATTCTTCCCTCAAGGTAATCTCTAGGATTATAGTACTTACCGTTACTATCTTGGACAGCCAAATGCAGGTGAGGACCATCGGCAAAACCAGTTTGACCTACAAAACCAATAGGGTCACCCGCATCCACAGTTCCTGTGGCAGTGCTAGGGGATTTCATGTGGGCATATGTTGTCACAAACCCGTCTGGATGAGTAATACTTACATAGTTACCTAAAGCTGAATTTTTGGCTTTAGCCGTAACTTTTCCTCCCTTTACCGCCCTAATAGTCGCACCAGTTCCAGCTCTAAAGTCTATACCTTTGTGCGGTGAGGTTTTTTTACCTTTTACGGTCCTAATGGAATTAAATTCGCTATTAACAATTAAGTCATTTTCTAAAGGAGATGACATTGATTTTGCCACACTAACGTCACCATCACCGATGCCTAAACCAGAACCTTGGCCATACCCAAACATGCTTGATGTCGTAGGCAAAGACTCTCTTTCTCCTCCAAGACCGCCTAATGTTTGACCAAATGTAAGTGCCCCCTGCACTAGGTCAGCAATGTTACCAATGACCGGTATAGAGCGTATAAAATTAACAACCTCATTTCCGGCCCTAGCTACTACGTTAGCCCCAGTCACACCGGCAACACCTGCGTCTGTGGAACGGTCTCTATTTTGATAGATAGACGCAGTTCTTTCAGCGGTAGCTTTAGCAGAGCCCGCCATAGCCCCGGTAGCCTCTAAGCCAGCTTTTGAAAAGTCTCCGCCGCTAGCCATTTGGTATAAAGCGGCCACAATAGCCTGTCTTAAAACAGGGTCTGAACTAAAATACTGATTTAATAGCATGTCTAAGCTATTGCCGGGCAAAAGAGAAAGGTCTAAATCTTTTTTGGTTAAAGGCGCAGACCCTCTTTTTGACTGATTTAGTAGCCCCCATAAATCCTTTGCTATGTCCTCAATAGCCCTAGGAAGCCCTTTATCATTTCTTACTCGAACCCCAATCATACGAAGCCTGTTTACAACTTGTCCCTGCTGGAGAGAGGCTGTGGCGCCCATTGCCGATTGTAAACCGGCACCGGTTAAATTAGAAATATCGGTTACGGAATTAAGAACACCAGTAGTTCTTTGCATTCCAGGCATCAAACCGCGTTCTGTACCTAGCAGCTGTGCTTCAATAGCATCAGTACTACTTATAGCATAACCACGTTCATTTAAAGCTCTAGCATTTTCTGAACCAAGCTGCCTGCCCGGAAGTCCGGCAAAGAACCCGAATCTTCTTGTAACAATATCGTTATAGTAATATTCGGAAGTTTTCATAGCTTCGTAGGCTCGAGTAGCTCCATAAACTGCAGCTGTCCTACCATACCCAGAACCACCGTCACTATAGTTACCTGATGCCTGTCCACCATTATAGGTTCCAGAAGAACGAGTAGGATTTAAGTCCATACTAGTGCCGGGCCGGTCGTGCTCACCGGCCATTACGGTATTGTTTGGCCTATATCCCATCGATTGACCAATAGACTGCCAAGTACCGCGGATTTTTCCACTTATAGTACTAGTTTTTTCAAGGTTCTGGTTAAGCTTTGTTACGCTATCGTTTAAGTCAGCCATCGCTTTCGACTTTGACGATGTAACGTTGGCGCTTCCGGGTCCACCCTGGCCTAGTAACATAACTACTCCTATTTAAACCTAGCGGCTCTTTCAAGCCAATTTTCTCGTTCTCTTGCGGACAACCCTCTTATATCAGAAAGTGTCCAACCGGGAAATGCTCGGGTTAGTACTTCAAATTGGTCGAGTAGTTGTTCGTAATCTTGCTCTCTATAGACGAAACAAATCTGCTAACGACAAGGGCATAGGTAAAACCTCGCCACATGCCTCGCAGGTCGTCGTCACCTCCCCGAGGCGTGGGCCCGGAGACCTGTTTATAATCTCCACGACAATTGCGTCTCGGTCTGACATACCAAGTTTTAAAGCAGTTGCAGGGCCCATAGACGGTTCACCGTTTACAGACCTAATACAAGCAGCCAAAAGTATGGTATTTATTTCTGCCGTTGTTTTATCAGAGTTTTCTACTAACTTTTTTTGAACAAGACCGGTTGGTAGGCTAACTACTATTGGGCCTTTTGTCTCAGACATGTAAGTAAAAACTCTGTCGTTAACTGGGTCTTCAATCTCTTTTACAGGAATATCGTTTGATAAATCTAAACTTATGTCCAAAGGTGTTTTACAAAAAGAGCAGTCAAAAGAAAACTCTACTGTGTTTCCAAACGTTACGCGTCTAATACCCAGCAACAATGCGTCTCTATCTCCACTAAGTAGTTTTTCTAAATCCGACTTAGTGGCAGGGAAACTGCCGATAGAAACCACACCACGTTCTAGTAGAACATTCAGTGCGCGACCAACCGAGCCCGCCTTAGAGATAGCCTCTTCGTCAAGCCCGGTTAGTTCACGAACTTCTGCGTATTTAACTAATGAGCCATCTTCTTTTATAAGACCTGCCGGTAGTATAACTTCGGCATTTGATGGCGGCACAGTTTTAACAACTACTTCAGGTTTTTCTTCAATAGTTTTTGCAAGCGCGGAAACGCTTTCCGCGTCAGTGTAGATAATTTCAGACATATTATGCTCCTAAATAATTTTTGTTTTAGTTGTTGCTTACAGGAACGCTTGCTCCGTAATCAGCTAGCCTAATTGATAGACCCTCATGTACTAGAGTCATAGTCTCAAACATGAGCTCACTTCCAGTAGCGTTTAGGTCAGAGTAATTAAGAGATGTAATCCATGCGTTGTGAACGGTGAACTTCATCTTTCTAGCCGCGTTGCTTACTGCGTCATTAGATGTGATTAGCGGAGTACCGGTGATTGGGTGGTCAAGAACAAATATATCGACATCGCATCTATACGAGGTTTTATCTGCTCCTGGAATTCCTTCACCAGACGCAGCAGCAAATAGCTGCTTCATCCAGTTAATTGCCTCATCCTGACCAAGGATTACTCCTCTAGTTAGAGTAATTGGCTGGAACGTGGTCATACCGGGAATTTGATGAAGGGTAGTATTCATACCACCTTCTCTGTACGCAATACCTTGAGTAGTAATTGATAGACCACTCACAGAGGCAAAACCTCCTCGGAATTCCGTAAAGCTGTTTGGTCCCTGAACATCCGCAGTAACTCTAAAGTTAACAATAAACCTAAAATTACGTAACGGGTCAGTCTGCAATTTAGAGAATCTCGAAATTGCGCTTGTAGCTGATGGTTTTGGCATTTATTTTCCTCCTAGGAAATTGTTACAACAGCCCCGCTGTCGTACTGGCTAATACGGATAACTATAAATTCAGCGGGACGCTGAAGAGCAACTCCAACTTCTACATTTACCTCTCCATTTTGAATAGAGTTGTTTGTGTTAGTGGTGGAATCACATTTTACGTAGAACGCGTCTTGAGGAGTAACCCCACGCAAACCACCCTGTTGCCAGAAGGTCACTAGTGCTGACTCAATTGTATTAGTTACTCTGGCCCATAGCGCTTCGTTGTTTGGCTCAAAGATAGCAAATGCAGATAGCTCGCTTAGCTGCTTACGAAGGAATATAAGCGTTCTTCTTATCGCTACATAGCGGTCATTGTAAGTAGCTTTTAGAGTTCTAGCTCCCATTACTACAATTCCAGAACCTGGAATATAACGAATAGCATTTACAGGCTTTGTAGCGCTGTTCATGTTGTCTAGGTCTGCGTTTGACAATTTTGCAACAGAAACCACGTTGGCTAGTCTAGTTTCTAGGCCCGCAGGGGACTTAAATACTCCCCTAGATGCGTCAGTGGTAACGTATTTAGCAACAACAGCTGCTCCAGAAGGAACAGTGACGGTAGCTCCAGCCACGTTTGAAGTAGGGTCTGGGATAACCAAGTTAGGGTAGTATACGGCAGCATTTGCGCTTGCAGTGTACGCGCTTGCAGTACTAACCTCAGCTGTAGCAGTTGTCGAGCCGCTATCGCCGTCTACAACTAAGAACACGTCTCCGCGTCCTTCTGCATAGGTAATCAAAGAGTTTACGTTTGCAGATGCAGTAACTCCAGGGGCGTTTAACACCAATGAGTTAGTGATGCTGTCGAAGTTTGTAACTGCAGCGGCAATAACTGTGTCAGTAGGTGCAGTTCCATCTGTTCCTCCAGCAAGCTCAGTAGCTGCTGATGGCGCAACAACAGCTGGGTTATCCGCAGCTTCAAAAGAGTCGTTAGCAACTGCATCCACAGCAACGATGTAACTTGAGTTTGCGTTAATTACTGTAATTGCATAACTTACCCCATCGTTCACGTTCATGGTAAGGTCGCTGAATCTTTCTACCACATTGCTGGAAGTGTTTCCATTGTAGTAAACAACTAAGTTAAAGTAGTTAGCTCCTCTAGCCGAAGCAAGGATTTCGATAGAAATCTTGTTACCCCAACTTCCAGGATTTTTTGCATTAATAGTTAGAGTGTTAGCTGGGGTGGTATTAGTATCGTTAAACGTACGAGTAGCCGTTGCTGGGCTTCCGGTGCCCAATACCCTGTGTACATAGCACTGGCTACCGCCATTTGCAAAAAACATATAAACAGCGTTAGTGACCTTGTTGTAAGTTGCCCAAGAACCATAAAGGCTTGTGTAATTAGCCCAAGAAGTTACAAGGGTTGGAACTACTGGCCCGCGGTCAACGGCACCAATAAATGCAGCAACTGTGTCTGATACAGAACCAGTTACTGGAGCAAGCGTTGCGACTTCTTCAACGTAAACTCCGGGACGTAAATACGCCATAATTTTTCTCCTTAGATATATTTAATTGGATTAGTGCGAATATTAGATAGGTTGTAGACCGGGTGGAATTGAGTTATTTGGATTAGCGTTAATTTCAACTGATTGGGCTGCAAGGGATGTTACAACAGTTGCTGCGGTTCCCTCACTACTTACCGTTACGGTAAACACATTTCTATATAACCTGCGGTTATCTTCTATCGTGTCGCGTTTGGTAAATTCTTCTAAAATCAAATGACGGTAGGATGTTTCAGTACCTAAATCATTTGGCACTGGAAGATAACCTCGTTGCCCTACCACAACTTTATTCAGCATATGGTCAATTATCTTTCTGTCGTGCCTTGGGTGTCTAGCATAGCTAGTTATTTGATACACCAAATCCCACGGCACAGGAATTTCGTAGGTATACAGAACGTTATTAACGGGAGCAACGGTACCCTGTCTGTCTGGGTCTTCAAATAATCCTGAGTGCTGGCGATATCCGGCTTTTACAAAATCCAAAAGCTCGATGGTCATATAAGGGTAGCTTTGAGAACGTGACTCAATATCCGGGCTAGCAAACCACACCCCCACTGTACGAGTAGGGTTCTTTTCATCAGCTACTGTAATACCTGACAAGATATTCTTAAGAGCCTGGTCTTCGCTAAGGATAAAACTCATGGCAAAATACCTTTTTCAAATAAATAATTTACAGACCATTCGCTGATTTTATTAGCGATTACCTCTTGATTTTTAGACGCAAAGAAGCGCAATACTGGTTTTGGCCCTTCAATTTTTGAGCCGTATTCTAGGTCTTCTATTTGGTCTGCTACAGCGTCCTCATAAGAAACGAGGATAGCTTTGTCTTTAATACGTACATTTAGGTACGAAGCCAACTCTTCTGGCCAACCTTTGTCTATAGCCTCTTTACGTAAACTTACAGTAAGGTCAGGCTCCATAGACTTTAGAGAAATATTTAAAGAATCATCTAATTCTTTTTTCATTTCCACCGCCGTGCTTTGTACCTATTTGCTACGATTACCGCTATATAAGGCATTAATTTTTCAAGCTCTTTTTGCTTAGCGCTGTCTGTTACACCCTGCAAAAAATCGCTTTCACTAGGACTAGACACCTGACGGTATTTATCCTTGTCAAAATCAGCCATGGTAATCTCCATAGAAATAGGCAAAGTACAGCGCAAATTTGGTTCAGCCCCCGCATGGAGCTAGTTCTAGGATAAAAGAAAACCCCCCTTTCGGGGGGCTAAACTTGTTTAATTACTCACTTTTCTTATAAAGGCTACCGGGTTTACCGCCTTTTGCAACCACCGACTGATTCACACGTTTATTTATTTTCTTACTTGGCCAACTGCTTTTAGTCCCTAAAACCGAACTTTTTACAGTCTTACTTACAGCACTACCTGCCTTAATTGCCTTACGGTATGGCCCTGTTGCAGCAACCTCTCCTGAAACTCTTTCAGTGGACATTGCTTTAACGGTAGCTTTGTCGTCTTTTGAACGTACCTTATTTACCTTGCCTTTATTTGTAGGCATAATTACCTAGCTTTCTTTTTTACATTTGCCGGAACTGTAGACCCTGGCTTGCCTCCACGGGCAACTACGGACTGATTAACTCTTTTTAAATGATTTGTTACTTTACCAGATGACTTACTTCCATCAGTCTTTGGCACAAATTTTGAAGCTACCACGGAATTTTTAGCATAACCTGCGCCATCTTTGCTTTGAGGCACACCTTTTTTAACCGCAATACCCTGAGACCGTAGCTCATTATCAGCTACATTTTTAATGTTGTCTTTTCTACCTTTATTACGTATCTTCTGCTCTGAAGGACTTAATTTTTTATAGCCAGCCATAATTACTTTTTTCCATTCTTCTTTTCACGTTTGTTTTCGGCTTTCTCGCCTTTTTTACCCTCACGCTTCTCATGAGCGGCTTCCTTCTTTTTAGCAAGCTTGTTCATGATTTTAGCATCAATCTTAGCGTCCTGCTTCATAGTGGTAGGCTTCTTTTTAGCAGCATGGGCTTTATCTGCCTTCTCAAAAGCGGCTTCATCAGCCTTAGATGTCAAACCACGCTTCTTAAGCATAGCCTTGTCTTTAGGCTTATCCTTAGTCTCTGTGTACTTGCCCTTCATGTATTCAGGGGTGTTCTTGCTCTTCTTGCCGTTTTCGCGCTCGTCCATCCAATCCATGGTGCACTTAAGGCCCTTTTTACATCCAGCGCATTTTCCGCACTTATGCTGTTTAGCCATTTGGTTGTTCCTTTCCACACTTACAGTTTTCGCATTTACAGTCTGACATACTTCTCCTTAATTATCAAAGTCAGTTATAGCTTTTTTATTAGCCGCTGAGCGAGTTCTAGCTCTTTTAGTGCTGGGGTTTGCATTAGGCCCAGTTTTAAATTGTCTGCTAACTTCATGCAAAGCTTTAGATTCTGCGTTACGTCTAGCTTGAGCAGCCTTATTTAGACTTCTTTTTTCCGGCATTTTTCTTACCTTCTAGGCGCTTAGACATAGCAGCAGCTTTCTTGCGAGCATCTGCTTTTGATGAAGCACCCCAAGCCTGTAGGCTTAATAGAAGTCTTGTAGGTTCACCGTTAGGCTTACGTTCTGGACCTGGGTTACCAGCCATACGTGCCAAGAAAGAGGCTCTACGAGGATTGTCGCCTGACTTTACCGGTGATTTTAAATTAGAGCCTGGGTTGGCTCTTTCGTAGGACTTACGGCCCTTTTCGTTCAAGCCACCCTTTGGGTTTTTACCGGCTTTCTTTTGCCATGCTTCACTTGCCATTTTTCTTTACCTTCTTTTGCGGATTCTCTTTGTGCCACTTACGAGTTGCCTTTACGCCTTGTTTAACGGTCTTAGAGCCAGCAACTTTAGTAAGATTCATTTTATCGTACTTGCCGCCCTTTTTATCAGTGTGGTCAACGATTATCTCGCCCTTTTTATTTTTAGTAACTGTGTGGCGCACACCGTCTTGAGTTTTTACTTTAGCCATTATCTGTATCTCGCTGCTTTCTTAGCTATCTTTTTAGGCTGAGGAACAAATTGGTCACCCTTTTTATTACCTTTAGCCTTGGCTCTATTGGTCGCTTTCTTCTCAGCAGGACTTAAAGCATTCCAAGCAGCATCTGGAAGATATCGCTTCTTTCCCTTAGACGGCTTACCGTCGGAGGTTCTCCACTTTTGCTTAGTCCACTTATCTAGTGATTGCTGAGATTTAGCCTTGGCCATTAACTCTTGTAGCCTCCGCCTTTTTTCTTATATTCAGCAGCAAGAAGTTGAGCTTTACGAGCTGACCATTCGCCAGGGTCTCCACCCTTAGTGCCAGCCTTTATTTTATTAAAAAGCGCTTTACGCATACCGGGCTTGGTATAGTTTCCGGCAGCATTAACTCCAGACTTCTTTGATTTAGAAGCAGGCTTTTTGCTGTTTGGCATTTAAAAGTCCCACTCGTCTTTTTTAGGCTGAGCGGGAGGAGTAGATGGGGAATCCCAATCAGCCCAAGGGTCGCTGCTAGATGCAGAGTCTTTTCCACCTGTAAATTCGTTAAGCCTGCCCTGTACAGCGCCTCTAACCTGGCCCATACCTTGGTTTGCTTTTTTGGTAGCAAAGTCTTCTATTTTTTGGCCAGCTATTTTATCTACAATAATTCCAGTAGCAAACGGTAAACCGCTTCTAACTATCTTACGGGCACCTTTACCAATTTCTTGTGCTACAGCTTCTTGTCCACCGCCGGCTTCTTTTACTTGCTTTCTTACCTTGTTGACTTTACTTGCAACTCTAGCTGCACGGGCAACACCTCTAATAATTCCCATTACTTCTTACCCTTTTTCTTTTTAGCCATACCGGCTTCAGAAAGTGCAATAGCGATAGCCTGTTTTGAGGACTTAACTACGGGACCTTTACCAGGGCCAGGTTTACCGGACTTTAGCTTGCCTGCACCGTACTCGTGCATGACCTTAGATACCTTAGATTTACCGGACATTCTTTTGTCCATTAGTAACCTGTTTTACCCTTTTTAGGAGCGGCTGCTTTAGGCGCAGCCTTCTTGGCAGGTGTAGGCTTCTTTGCAGCAGGCTTTTTAGCAAGAGCAACTGCTTCCTTTACAGCCTTGGCTTTAGCAGAACGAGTCTTGTTTTCTTTCTTTAGACTGGCAGTCTGCGCGTTGTCCACCTTCTTGAATTTATCAGCATCTGCTTGTGAAATAGGCTTGTTATTAGGTCCAAGAATAGGGCCTTTTCCGTAGCCTTTGTTTGGTGTCTTATTTGGGTCTGGCATTTATATCTCCTAGGGTTGAGCGTAGGTTAAGAATTGAGCGTCATTGACCAGTTCATCTGGAGCAAGCTGAGTCAAGTCCATAATAATTAAAGTATAGCGATTAGCGACTAGCCCCGCAGGCTGAGTCTTAATTGGCCTATACACCTGTCCCCGGAAGACAACACGGTACTTGTTTAACTGGTCTACAGCGGACACTACGGAACCTACGTTATTAAAGATTTCAGGGGCTACTGCCTGAACGTCGTCTACGTTTAAGGTTAAGTGCAT